CTTTAGCTTTGATGTCAAGAACTTTCTTATCATGGTTAGCAGTTAGTATCTCAAGGTCTGCATTAGTTGCTTTATTCGCATCTATGAGTGCTTGTAACCTATTCTTTTCAATCGTAAATGTTTTATCTGCTATTGCTATCTCTTCTTCAATGGTTGCAGTACCTCTTATCCTTTTTGCCTCAAGTAACTTAACTTCATCTTCAATTGCTTTGTTAGTAGCATCTAATCTTATCTGAGCAACACTCTCTGCTAACTGGGCATCAATTAGTGCAATGGTAGATGCTCTTAGCTTTGCATTCTCAATACTTGACTTAGCATTAGCCTTATCAATCTCTGCTTGTTTGTTTGCTTGGTCAATCTTATTCTGAGTTGATTCACCATCTACAATCTCCAATCTCTTTAATCCATTTAACTCAGCCTTGAGCCTATCTTCAATCAACTTATCATTGATATCTTTAAGTTTGGCTGCATTCTCTTTGGCAGTCTCAATGTCAATAAGATTAGTTGATGCTTGAGTTGTTTCAGATGCAGATGCTTTAAGATTTTTAATATTAGTATCTGTTTCAGCTAATGCTTTTAATGTTGCTGCTTTCTGAGTCTCTAATGCTTTGATTTGGTCTTTGGCTGCTAATGTTGATGCTACTGCACCTTCATTATATTGACCACTTAACTCTCTTATAATTTGTCTTTGGTCAAACAATTTACCATTAAGTTCATTCTGTTGCTCAATCAACTTTTGCTTTCTTGTTATCTCAGGTAATAACTGACCTTTTAACTCTTCAGCACCATCACGAGTAACCTTATTCTTATCTGCTTCTGCTTGTGTTAACTTACCAGCAGCAACTAATAATCTATCATTTAAATCTTCACGTTCTTTTGCTTGTGTCTTTAATGTTTCAGTAACTTTCTTATTAGCCTCTTCTTGCTCTTTCATCAAGTCATTGAACTTCTTTGATGCTGCTGCATTCTGTTGGTATACTTGATACAATGCACCAAGAACTAATACCAATGCACCAATACCAGTACCAGCAATTGCAATCTTGAGTAAGTCAAGACTCTTCTTAGTTGCTAATGTAGCAACCGCAGCACCCTCTTCAGCCGTTGCTAATGCAGTAGTAGCACCAGCAGCGGCAGTTGTGGTTACCACCTTTTCTTTCATAAAGATATTTTGCAATGCTATCTTAGTAGCACCTTGACCAGTTACCAAGTTTGCTATTTCTTGCAAACCAGTTAGTAATGCTAATGCTCCCTGAGTTCGTGCAATAGTTTTGTTTAACTCTTCACTATCTACACCAAATGCAGCAGCAGCACCTTGAGCAACTGCAAAACCAGCAGCAAGACCTTTAGCAGCACCTACTGCTGCATCAAACTTAAATGTATCAGATGCTAATACCTTAACCCTTTCTTGTGTATCTCCTATTTGGTCTTGTAATTTACCAGCCTCAACTGATAACTTTTGGAATGCTTGAGTGCCATCTTGACCAGCAGTCTCTAATGCTGCTAACTCTTCTTTTAATTCACGTAACCTACCCTTAAGTGACTGAGTTTTCTTTTCAGTTGTATCAGTTCCTTTTTGAGTATCTCCTAATGTCTTTTGGTAGTTAGCTAATGCCTCTTTTGCTTTAAGCGTTTCTGCTGCATTCTGTTTGATTTGACCACCTAATGTAATGGCAGCCTTACCAAACTTAATTGATTCACCAGTTAGCTTATTGAGTGCATCACGATTCTTATTGATATTGGCAATGTTACTATTAAGAGCCTTGCTAACTTCTTGAGAACTAAAAGCAGCAGCCATTGACTTACCCATTGCCTTGTATGCATCAGCACCTTCTTTAGCAGCAGCCTCTGCACTATCTCCTATCTGCTTATTGGCATTAATGATAGTATCAGTTACACCTTTAAGTGATGCTGCCCTTGCTTCATAGTCAATGTATACTGTTGCCACGATTTTGAGTCTTTATGAATTGCTCAAATTTAGTTAAAAATAAATCAACATCACTATTCATTAGTTGATTGTATGCAACCACGTCACCCTCAACTATTGTCATTACTTGATTTTTAATTCTCGTGGTCGCTTCACTCGCTCTGGTTCTTGGACTGAATCTAAGTGGGTCAATGCTTTGATTAGGTTGCGTTGTGCTTCCACGTTGTACTCCCATAATTTCTGAAAGTCGCTTGGAGACATAGACATTAAGGGTATTAGCGGCTCTATACCCAGCCGTGTAAAAAAATCGTGTGAACCCTCCTTGCACATCTTTTCAAAGACTTCTAACTTTTCTTTGTGAATATCATTGTTTATGATGGTAGGGTCTTCATCATCTCTTAAAATCCATGTAGCAGCTATGTTAAGTAATAGGTCACGATGGATGATAGTATCTTGACGTTCACGAATGATATGAATGTAGGTAGCAACCAATGCAGCATTCTTAGGATTGGATAGACCAGCACTCAATGCTTTCTCCATACCTTCTAATATCAATTCCATCTCTGACCCACTTATACCACTACTCAATCGTTCAAGTAATGCCATAGACATACTAAACCTTTCAAGTGGCATATTAGTCTCTTTAGGGAATTTAAGATAGTTGTACCCATCGTGAGTGAATACCTTGACTAAATTATAACTTGATTGTTTCTTATTCCATCTATTGTATCGATGCCATAACTTGCGAGGCATTAATTTTCTGAATAACTTCATTTATTGTGTTGTTGCTAACCAATCTATCTAAGTTGGTTAATGTTAGTATTGTACTTCCTTGATTCTCTATTACCATCATTATCTCATTGACATTGACTAATACCTTGCAGTCACCTAAATCAATTGCAGATAGTTCTTGTAACTCAACATCTTCAATGCTCTTATTGTATTCAATTAGGGTCGATTGTAAGATAATGAAGTTAGCCATAGGTCACCAGTATTCATGTGGGCATTGTGCATCTTCTACTCTTGTCTTTGCTGGTAAGAAACACCCACAAGAGTTACAGATGTTTAATGGTTTGTAACGATGTTGGCAGTTATTACATATTGATGTTCTAATCTTGCTTAACTCCCTTGACTTCTTGTTTGATGTTAGGTAGTAGTACCACCCCTTAATGATTGCAGATAACTTACTCATTCTGTTAGGTTAACTATTGATGGTTCACTATCACTAACTGCAATACTAAAGTCAATGCAAGTATAGGTGCTTTCACCTATGGTTATATCTTGCCTTGTGCCATTTGGCGTATCGGTTGTTATCCATAAGGTATAACCTTGTAATGGGTCAATCAATACTCCTTCAATAGCAATGTTACCAAACTCATCACTCATACTAACAAAGGTCTGAATACGACCAGTTGCCTTATACTGGATGCAAACAAGGTAAGAGGTATCAGGTTCAGCAACCCCGAAGGTAAGACCAGTAGCACAAACATCTACATAGCTGCCTGAGTCGTAACAAGGTGAACAAATGCTCATAGGTATCTTTTTAAAATAGCGTTTACAAAATAACGAAAACAATCTAAGAAATCTGCACGTTCAGATAAATTCTTTCTATTTGATTTGATTATACCACCATCGGCATTACATTGTACTTGTTTAGCATCGTATACAAGACCTTTACACTTAACTGAGTTGACCTTCACATCAAGTCGTGTTAGTGCGTTATTGCAGTCTATTCGACTATTGTAGTGGGTAGGGTTAGCTGGTATGATTATCTGTGAATCTGCAAGGTGCAACCTTCTTTTGATTTGAGTATAGGCACTAGAGTTATCACGTTGTTGAATGCTTCTACCACTACCCATTGCATCACCAGTTATTCTTAGTAGACCACGAGGTACATTCAACCCCTCAACGTAATCACAGAAGGCATCAATGCTACCCTTATCTATATTTATCTCACCAATGACTGAACAACCTTTAGTGGTGTGCTGCTGAATGATTAATGCTGATAGTGGGTTAATGTTAAAGTCAACTGATACAAATACTGGTAGGTTAGGATTCAATGTTAGTGAATCGTCAATGTGTCTATCATCGTCCCAAGCATAAAGGAATGGGTTTGACACATCATCCATCACATCCCAGTCACCTTCAACAAATCGTGCATATTGAATTGGTGGTAGTTCTTTGAGTGACTCTAAGTATTCTTGACTGATGTATGGGTTATCTGTTATACGTGAGTTGATGTATGCCCACTTATCAGGTAGTGTATTACTTCGCCATCTTTCATAGATTACACTCTTGACCCAGTTGTTAGCTGGGTTGCACGTTGCCAAACAAACTATTGGTGGTTGACCTATTGCCTTATTCCAACTACCTATACGTTCTTGCACCTTGTAGAAGGTTGCTTCTTGTAGTTCATTAACTTCATCAAGACCAGCGCCATTAATCTCTAACCCTCTGAACCTATTAAGGTCTTTATCATCATCGAATGATTCAGCCATAAAGATTAGTACACTACCATTGGTGAATGTAACTACATTGGTCTCACGATTCCAACTACTAATGTATTCACTCAACCCATCATTGATAATTGAACTGAATGAAGGAAATGTAGTCCGCTTTAAGTCGGGTAGTGTCTTACGAATGATTACCCATCTTGACTTAGGGTAGAGTAAACAAAGTGAAGATAGGGTTAAGAGTAACCAGTACGTCTTACCACCTCGAATTGCGCCTCCAAATACTATTACCTTTTTAACTCCATTAACTGCTAAATCGTATGCAGTTGTTTGACGTTTGGTTAGTTTGAAACTCATTCATCCTTATCTCCCTCAGTCCTTATGATAATCAATGGCTCAGTAGTGTACATTGTGCTTTCTCCATTGTTTGCCCATAGCTTACGTTGACGATTAGCTAACCAATGTTTAGCTGCTGGTGTATCAGGAGGTAGTTCTTTTCTTAGTTGTACTATCTGACCATCCTTAGTCAATGCCTCTTCAATGATGGTCAAACCTAATGCACGTTTGTACATTGCCTTAGCTACTTTGCCGTCTGCATTCTCTTTCCCTTGCGTTAACGACTCAAAAAACATTGGGTGTTCAGTTTTCCAGTTGTTGAATGTTTGTTCAGTTATTCCTAAGATGTTTGCCATTTGGCTATCGGATAAACCAAGAAGAGCCATTTCAAAGACTTGGTCATTGAATGCCTCCTTATACTTAGTTGGTCTACCTCCCTTGTTAGGTTCGTCTTGTGATTCCATACTACGAATTTACGAAAGAATTTAGTTTGTCAAGTGAAATGAACTTCTGTAGTTCAAATCCTTGAGTCTTGAAGTTCATCGTGGTGCAATGCTCTATGAGATATTCTTTAGATACCAACCAGCTATTCTGTTCGTCTATTATCTGAACTTTGTCAAATGCCTTACCATTCTCAATCAGGTAGTAGTTGATGCCATAGGAGTTATTGACCCTCATTAGGTGCTTAGACCTTGACCTAACTAACCTTAATGTCCTTGCAGTCTTATCAATCTGACCTATGGCTCTCTTCTTACCATCTGCAAGTAATAGTGATAGGTTGATTACTGCATCGTTATGTGAGGCAATTAATCTATTACCACTACCATCTTCTATTGTGTGGGTCTTATTCATAGTTGGTAGGTATCAATTCTCTTCTTAACCATATCAATAAACTTATCCATCATAGCTAAATAGTAACTATTGAAGTCTTGGTAGCCTTCGGGATTGCGTTCAAACAAAACATATAGGCAAGACCTTAACCTTTGACTGGGTGTCTTAGAACCCATCTCTTCTGCATCTATCTTCATTGACTTGAGCAGTTCTTCATCATTGTAATTGAATGCCTCACCTTTGAATGCCATTACACCTACTCCCGATGTCCATTGGTTGAATAACTCAGCAGCCTTTGATGGCGATAGTTCTTGTGTACCTATCACTACCTTTAGAGTCTTATCTCTTCTTGTGGCAACAGATTCAATAGCACAAGGTATAAGTAGTAGGTTACTATCCATAGGTTGAGGTGTAGTATTGTTCGCCAGTAAGCAATTCACCTAATTCATTTGTTGAGCAATCTTCATTTGCTGCTATTATCTGCTCCTTCTCCATTGCTTTGGCAAGTTTAATAGTAGCTTCATATTCTTGTAAGTTAAACTCTTTAACTAACCAGTCAATTGCAGTTTGTCTCTTATCCATAGAACTGATTATAAAAGTCTAATGATGCCTTAGGTGCATACCTTTCTGTTTCACTATCTTCTAACCCACATTCATAAGCACCCATCACTTCCATCTTATGCT